TCCGGGTGGTAGGCCAGGGACAGACCGGAAGCCGTGCTGGCGGTGCCTGAGAATGTGATAGCGGCATTGTCAGCCGGTGCGGCAATCACGTTCTGGCGACCCCCCTGAAGCACAATCGTCGGTGATATTTGCATCGTGCCAGCACCACCAGCGTAAGGCGCCGTCAATGTGAATTGCTTCAAAACGCCTGTGCTAACCTTGGTTTCCGGGTGCACACTGTTCACGCCAGCGATCGTGAACACATCGCCAGCAACTCCGGCGCCCGTGCCGGTCTTAACCAGCAGAGACGAGCCGAATTGCGGCGAGCCATCCACCTGATAGCCGGCCGCAGCCCCTCGCGTGTGTGTTGAAAGCAGCGTGTTTTCGGCAAACTCAAATCCGGCCGTGTATCCCATCACGCCATCGGTGTATTGCGTCTTGATGGCCTGGGATGACTGAAACAGACCCTTGAGGCTGTCCACCAGGTCCACGTTGTCCTGGGTGTTGAGCCGGATCATCCACTGCTTTGATTGCGGCGTCAGGTTGTCCAGCATGATCTTGCGAGCTTGCAACACGTTCTTGAAGGTCTGCGGCCCGCCTGGCGTCGGCACACGCGTCTCGTTATAGACGCTCTTATACATCGTCAGCGCATCCGCCTCGATGTTCGCGGCCAGAACAGACATCGCCGGCTCCAGATAGCGAGCAGCGAAATCGTCGATGTTCAGGGTCAGTTCAAGCGCGCTGAAGCTGAAATCGACGTGCTTCTGGCTGGAAATCGTGAGCGAAGTATTAATTTCGGTTACGTCCTGCACCGCCAGCGGCGCACCGTTGGAAACGGTGAACTGCACCGGGAGCCTGATCCGCAGGGTGCTACCGATCTTCGCGCCAGACTGAGCGAACGAATCGTCATAGGAACGATTGATCGAGCCAATGAAGTTGAGCTTTTGGTGCAGGATGACCAGCGCCTTCGCGGTGATCATGTTGATATTGAGAAGCGTATTGGGCATTGCCTTGGTCCCGGTATGACTGATCGCCACCAGCAACACGCGGGCGGCGTAGACACAGACACACCGGGATTGCAGCCTCTCGGGCGGGCTTCAGACAGTCACACCAGCTTGCGGCGCTGGGAACCGTAGGCACGACACACCGGATAGACCGTCCGGGACGGGGTTACAACCGCGCGGCTCGCTTCGCGGCTTCCTGTCGTTCGTAGTGCCGAATCAACTGATCCGTTGTCGCGGTTGCCTCGTTGAATGTCGCCCTCGATCCGTTGACAGGGCGGATCGGTTCCGGCGCCTGGCTGACGCGGGATGGTGGCGGCGCATGGGCGCCAACGGATATCTCCCCTGCATACTTGCCGAGAGCAATGGCCCGCGCCCGCTCCGTCTTCAGCGATGCTATCCGCTCAAGCGCCGCCGGATCATCATGTAGGGCCGACGCAACCTTGGCGCCGTCCTCCATTTCAACCAGCAGCGCCGAGAATGGACCATCAACGCCCATCTCAATCAAAGCATCACACCGAGCCTGAAAGTCTGAATGCAGCCGACGGCCCGCCTCATGAAAGGCGGCCTTCTTTTCTTCCACCCGCTCGGCCGCCCGCATTTCCTGGGCATAATTCATCGCCAGACGCCGCACTTCATCGACCGGCATGTCAGAGGTGCCACCGCCCGCCGCAGCGGCCACACGGGCTTCCAGCGCCTCGCGTTGCGCCCGTTCGGCGGCAAGCTCCGCCGCCATCGCCGCCGTCCGGGCAGACAGGGCCGCAAACCGCACATCGCCGCGTGTGCGCTTGGCCTCGGCCTGCTGTTCCTCGGCCTGCTGTTCCTCGGTCTGCTCCGGCGCGTCTGGCTCCGGGGCGTTGGGATCAACCGGCAGGTCGGTTTCAGTGTCGCTCATGGGCACCTCTATCGTGGTGTGCTGGCGGGCACGTCATAAGTGATGGCGGCCGGCTCGCTCGCGATCTGGTAGCCCGCCATGGAGCCGTGCCGTAGCCGATCGAGCGCATACCAGTAGCAAAGCATATCCTTCTCGGCCGTGGGAACCGGGGGAATGTCGAGGTTATTCATCTTTTCTTTCTCCCTCTGTTCTTTTTCCCATTGATCTTGCCTAGCCACTGCCGCAGCTACGGTTTTCCTGTTTACCTCACGGCGCCAATCCTCAACCCAATCAAACACCATCACACCGCTCCATTCGATGCCGTCATGCCATGCCACCGCTGGGTCGCATCATTCCGACATCGGGAGGCATTCCGCCGCCGATCGAGGCGCCATTGGGCTGCGGTTGCATCCCCATGCCATTCGGTGCCGCCCCAGGAGGCGCCGACTGCAACCCCGACTGAATGCCAGCATGGCGCTGGAGCATCGGCTCCAAGTTGGTTTCAAGCATCTCCTCCACCAACTGCCGCACGATGATTTGCAACGCCATCGGATCGATGGTGCCGACCGCTTTCAGCCGGTTGGTCTCGGCCTCATACTCTTTCGTTTCGTTTTCCTTATCCTTGTCCTTCAGTTGCGCTTTCAACGCCTTGATTTCCTGGTCTGCCTGCGCCAGCAACGCGCTTGCCTGCTGCTGCGTCTGCTGCAACTGCTGTTGCGCTGCCTGGATTGCGGGAGGCGGCCCACCCATAAATTGAGGTGGCACGCCACGCTTCAGTCGTTCAGCAAGCTCATCGGCCAAGGGAAAATCGGCGGACTTAAACAGCAAATCACCGGCAATATTCACCAGTTGGGGATTCTGCTGGATGATCTGCGACATGGCGTTGAACGCCTCCTGCCGCCGCGTCCCGAACGCAGGCCCTACGTCTGCCTCAACGTCATACATCCCGACGCTCGGATTGAAGATGATCGTTGGATTAGGGCTGTCCGGGTCCTCCTCGGCCACCTTGGCTTGGTCCGGCGATACCGGCTGCATTCCGCCACCCGGACCCGGTAAGACCTGCTGAAACGCTTTCGGGGCGGCGGGATCGATGCGGACTTCGCTATCACTCCCATCCTCGGCCATAATCTTCGTGACCTGCTCCACGTCATAGATTTTCGGGATCAAATCCACGATGATCCGGCCGACCTGGCGGATCGCCTTCCCCTGATTGTCGATGAAGTGATAGGTGGCGTTATCGCCCTGGCGCTGGCGTTCCTGGATCGCAATGCCCGACCGCTCATTGGACGGTGAGCCTAGCGAAGCCTGATATTGCCCGGTAACGCGCATCATATTCTCGCGCGCCATCATGATGCCCTTCAAATAGGCATCGGCCATGGTCGGCGGCATCGTGCGTTCGGGCGGGGCAATCGGTTGCCCTGCATCGTCGATATCCTTGTAGGTCAACACCGACCAGTTCTTGGTGTTGGCGCTGGCCCACATGGTCTCATAACCCTCGATCGCCCGATCCGGGGCAATGTATGGGGCCTTGGTCTGTAGAGCGACCTGCTCGACGGCCGCGCTTGTCCAGTAATTATACATACGCTGCGAAGAAATCATGGAGCGGGTATGGCCCTTGCGGTCCATAACACCATCGATGACTGTCTCTTCACCAATAAATGGCACAATCGGGATGTATTTACCAGGCCAAACCTTTCGCTCCTTGATCCTGTTCCCGCAAATCAGGAACCATTCGATCTTCGGGCGTTCAATCTCGCGCTGGCTGACGATGCTGCCCTTGATGGACTGATAGGCACCGCGCGGTAGCTCGCTCTTTTTCAGCACCACGCCATCGTTCATAAGATAGAGCGTGTCCTTTTCCTCGACCTTGCGGAAGTATTCCGCAACCCGAACATGATCGCGCGTGCTCCACGGATTGCCGAGGTCGCCAAGCGTTGCCGGCGCCATGTCCGCGCCTTCGCCGTGCTCCTCCTCGTATAGATCACGCGGCACGTCCTGAAATACAAACGCAAACCGCATGTCTGACTTGTCGTATTCCTTGGCGTCCGGGTCCATATAGACCGCCTTTGGATTTCCCACGCGCTTGACGTAGATTTCCTGCTTGCGGTCGAACGCCTCGCTGTCAACATATTCTGTAACTACACGCGCATAGCCAATGCCGGATTGCACCTGATGAAATATGCCGGTGGTGTAGGCGTCGATTGCCTTGGATTGGTATTCGATCCGCCGCACGATGCCCGTGAACACCTGCGCCGCTTCGTATGTGGCCTGGTCGCCGGTTGGCGTGATCTTGATGGCCGCCTTGTTCTGTCGCGCGTCGTTGACGATCTGTAGGTTGAATTGCCGCACCTGGTTATCGGTCAGACACGGCCGATCGCCCCTGGCCGTGACCGTTCCGGTATCCCACTGCCAATTATTGAGGCTGTCGCCCTCCGCGAACTTGATGTCGAAATCGGCATTTCGCCTGGCCGCACTCTCCCATTCCACGCATCGATCGTAACGCTTCTGCGCTTCCTTGATGATCTCGCGATCGGCCTCGGTTTCCCGTTGGCCGGTGTCGTCGTCATCGTCGGAGGCGATGGGAGAGAGTGCCATCAGGGCGCCGCCTTGCCCTCGACGAATGCCACCAGCTTGGCCGCATCCTTGATGATTTCGTCAGCCGATCGGTATTGCCCGCCGGCGATGCCAGCCGAGCTTTTGATGGCCCATTTGCGGGTCTTTATGTCCACCGCCTCAGCGGCCAACGCGGTAGCCGCCTCGCGCCTATCCGCCGGCGTGTCATGGCTCGGGGTGGGACTATTGGCCATCGTCATTCATCCTTTCATCAGCAGACAGTTCTTCAATGCGCGCCTTGAGTGCTTGGTTTTCTTTATATAGATATGAAATCATCATATCACGCCTGCTTACGATCATACGCTGGATACCATACAGCGTCTTGAAATCTTCTATCTTGTCGTAGCCGAACATCTTTTTCCGCTCGTCAAGATCAAGCTGATCAAGGCGACGCCTGAATGATTCCCACGATGGCAGATAAGCAAGCGCCCTTGCGACCTGCTCGCGGGCTTCCTCGGTTTCGTCGATCATCATATTGCCATCCACGGGCCAGGGTGATTCGGCGGGTAGTAGATCACTTTTTCAGGCTCCGGCTTCTTGATCACCGGCACCCATGGCCGCGACATACAAGCATAGCGGCAATTGTGAACCAAAACGCCACTGGCAAAATATTCTTCGGCACCCTCAACCGATAGGTTGTAGACCCTTTGCAACCCTGCGGGCGTTGGCTCGCCGACAACGGTTAGAACACCAGATGGCTCGCTTGACGGCCGCTTGAAACGCGCCCCCGCAATGGTGGCACGTATATTCCTGGACCACCCTTTCATAGCTTCCAGGACTGGCGCAGGCGTGCGAGCAATATCTGGTCGGTTTGAATTTATTGCTGAAGAATGGCACCCCACATCGCTCGCACCGCCGCTCAACATCATCGGTGCGCATAAGCCTGCGGTTAGCCGACTTGCAGGCATTAGAACAAAATTTACCAGATGGGCGACCCATGAAAGCCACGCCGCACTGGTGACAAGAGAGGCTGACCTTGGCAGCGACGATCGCGGCCCGGCAATGCCGCTCATATTGCTGTCTGTGCCATTCAATCCCCTCTCCGGAACCATGCCACTCAACTGCGCTTGGTCGCGCGTGCTCTGCCAAATGAACGGACGACTGGCCGGCGCGCAAGCTCCCGTGGAATGACAAATGCTCATCGGCGCGAACGCAAACGAGGTTGTCGGGCTGATTGTTTGACGTATCCAGGTCGCGATGGTGGATATGCGCGCGGCGTGGAATACTGCCGTTGTAAGCCTGCCAAACGACCCTATGGAGGCGCTGGCCGCGACACTGAAAATAGATGCCGCACTTGTAGTAGCGTTGGCCACGAAATTCCTGGACTGTGCTGCCGATGACGGTGACTGACATGGGCGCATCATATCACCGTAACGCAATTCACTCAACGGGATAAAGCCTTGTCCTTCAACCCAAATCGGATGATTCGCGGTTCCCGTCAGTGCATTGCCGTCAGACATTTTCACACTAAAAACGTCCCGCTCACCAACGCTGAACACGGCACTGACCGGCATAAGCCCGGAGCGGGTATCCACCAAATCGCCAACCCTTATGCTGGCAATTGGCCTGGGGCCGGTAGCGGTTTGAACAAGGGTAGACGCCACAAAACACTCATCAGCCGCGTGATCCTCTGCCGACGTGTCCACATCCTCTGACCGGGCCGGATCGTGCTGCAACGCTGGAACCGTGCGGATGAAGTCTCGGCAGGTATTGAACACATACAGCATCGGACGATCATCCTCGCCCTTGAGCCGCGCACGCATCGCATCCCAACCGCCCATGGCGCCAGCCTGCGCAACACGCTTGTTGTCAGCCGCACGCCACGCAATGTCACGAAGTTTCATCCGCTCGCGGATTGATGGTCCGCCGTCGGTGGCAAAGATCGACGGGTCAGCCACGCCATAGGTAATCTTATCGCCGACTTCGCGTTGCTTAATTCCGTCCGCGACTTCCTCTGCCGTCATCTTCAGCCCGACGTTCGGCCGGCCCGGAGACATCCCATACCACTCGCGATAGCGGATGATGGCGCCGCGTGGGAACGCTGCAAGCTCGCCATCGGACACGGCCCACCACCCGACGCTAAACGGCTTGGCGCTGCCCCAGTCGAACGATCGGAAACGCAACCAACTCTCAGGTAATGCGCGAGGCTCGATGACATGCCGCGCACTATCCCATTCCGGGAAATAGGCGCCAGCGACGATCGACCAATCGCCTTCAAGCCACGCGCGGACGATCTCTGGCGATCCCGATCCGCGAAGGCGATCGACATAGAACGGGTCCGCGCGCATCAACACGCGATTGTCCTGGACGCGAGAGGGGATGAACATGCGCTCCCATGGTCCCGCGTCATCCATAATCGGCTCATATCCGCCAGGAGCCGGATCGATGAAACGCGCCTTGACCCACTGATGGCCAGGGCCGCCAGGATTGCCGGCAGCACGCAC